TTTCGCCCTGGTAACGAATTGTTGTGGCTGTTTCGTCGTGGCCGGGTGGTGATTGAAACGCCTTCCGAAGCAATCAAGCACCTGCCATCTGGACTGATTCCTGAAGCGCACCAGCCACTGACGGATGATGTCAGTGTGCAGGAACTTTTCCTGAATGAGAGAATTATTCAGCGTGCTGGTGGACTGAGTGGCCTTGATGCCTGGCTGGAACGTAAATTCGAATGTCAGTGGCCGCACAACGAATGGCACTCAAAGGACTTCACTCTGCTACGCCACGCCCCCGGCAGCATTCGCCTGTGCTGGGGATGCGATAACCAACTGCGTGAACAAACCACTGAAAGACTGGCAGGAATTGCCATGCAGAACCTGGTAAAATGGCTGCTCGAAAGAGTAAATATTATGCTGGGTTTCAGCGCTGACCATACCCTGACGCTGCCGGAGTTCTGCTGGTGGATGGTACGTAACGATCTGGCTGACCTTATTCCTGAATCAGTGGCTAACCTGGCACTCAGGATTAAGCCTGAATCGCACAGCTCAGTGATGCGGGAAAGCGACATTGTTCCGTCATTACCGGCGACTGAAATCCTCCAGGAGAAAGTGAAGAAGATAGTCTCGGTGAAGGTCGATCCTGAATCACCCGAATCTTTCATGCTGAGGCCAAAGCGCCGCCGCTGGGAGAACGATAAGTACACCCGCTGGGTGAAGTCGCAGCAGTGCAGTTGCTGCAATAACCCGGCAGACGACCCCCACCACCTGATAGGCCACGGGCAGGGTGGAATGGGTACTAAAGCGCATGACCTGTTTGTGATACCGCTGTGCAGAGCGCATCACGATGAGTTGCACGCTGATCCTGTGGCATTTGAAGCGAAGCACGGCGACCAGTTGGAGCTGTTGTTTCGGTTTTTAGATCGTGCGCTGGAAATCGGCGTACTGGCGTAAGTGGAGACGCTCATGGACCTCGATAACGTTGTTAAATTTTTTGCCCCGAAGGGAATGCATATTTCCGACAGTGTGCGCGCTACTGCCAGCGAACAGCTGACGGTGACTGATGTTATGGCTGCGCTGGGCATGACACAGGCAGACGCCGGAATTGGTCTTGCCATGTATCTGGGCAAGGCAGGTGTAAGCAAGCAGGACAGAGACGCCTCGATTAACTGGCTTGCTGAATACGCCAAACAATCCGCGCCTTTTGCAGTACGCCGTCTCGCCGGAAAGAAATTCCCTCTCTGCATGCTTATCCTCGCTAAGTTCGCCTATAACGACTATGCATCGTCAGCCGCTGATTTATCCGATTGCCCAAAATGCAACGGTAAAGGTCTTATTGAAAAAGTCGGTACGGTCACCAAAAGCCATTACACAATGAGAATTCCTCAGTGGGCAAAAGACCTTGGACAGTCGCCATCTTCTTTCGAAAAGAAGCGGGAGGTGAAGAACGTGGAGCAATCACTCTGCGCAAAATGCAACGGTATCGGGAAAATAAGTAAGCGCTGCCAGTGTGGAGGAACAGGAAAGACACTGGACCGTAAAGCAACGGAGCTGCAAGGCGTACCTGTTTATAAGGAATGCAAGCGCTGTGAAGGGCGCGGTTACAGCAGGCCAAAGTCATCTGTTGCTTACCGGGGAATATTCTCTGAGCTGCCAAGTCTTCCTGATCGCACCTGGCGTTACAGCTGGAAGCCATTCTACGAAATGCTTGTTTCTCGCTGCTTTCAGGAAGAGAGCTATTCAAACACCCAACTGAAAAAAGTAACAAGAAACGATAATTTGACGGATATCGCGTAATTTAACGTCACGTTTCTTGCAATGTTGCCGTTTTTGATGTAATTTGACACTAACGATGGCTTTGTATGTCCACGGTTAGAAAGAAAATATAAAAAAAACCTCGCTACGGCGGGGTTTTGTTGTTTCTAAGGGCTGCCAAATGGCGGCCTTTTTTGTTTCCCCTCGTTCTGAGAGGACTCACGGCGATGATGTATTGACCGCTAGAATGGATTAGTTGTAACTTATTATTGTGGTGAATCCTTTCTAAGCGAAAGGGCGTTCCAGTCAACTGCTATCTGCAGGTATGCGCGCGGCTTTGCTGACTGGGGTAGAGTCACCGGGAGGCACCCGGCACCATGACAACAACAATACAGTTTCAAATTCCTTGAGAGCCTGCCGTAAAAAGCAGGCCTTTTTTTATGAATTTGCAAACTGCTGCTACGCTTGAAATGTGTGTTGAAGGTAATTGCCTGATGGTTCTCCTGAACCGTTGTGAACCAGCCCGATACTGTCTCACTCAGGTCAGTTAGCAAGACTCACGACTACCTACCTTACTTACTAATAGTCACTCATTAGCCCGCCTTCAAAAGCGGGCTTTTTTTATTCCCCTCATCACTGAGAGGATTCACGGCAATAAGAGGGGGACTAGATGTCCGATCCTGTTTCTGGCACGACAGTAGCGGCTGGTGGTCTGATGGGGGCCAGCATGTTCGGCCTGGCAACCGGCATAGATTACGGTGTGGTGTTTGGCGCATTCGCTGGTGCGGTGTTCTACGTCGCTACGGCGGTTAATATCAGTCGCCTTAAGCTGGTGGGCTACTTCATCACCTCATTCATCTTCGGCGTTATCGGCGCTCCACTGCTTGGCTCTTACTTCTCCAAATGGACGGGGTATAGCGACAGGCCACTTGATGCGCTGGGCGCGGTAATCGTAGCCGCTATTGCTATTAAGCTGCTGACGTTCGTCAACAGTCAGGATTTGGGTAGCCTGTTTGGAATTCTCTCGCGTTTACGTGGTGGAGGGGCCAGCAATGGTAACAAGTGATCCGAGTGCGATGGCAAACGCAATTATCTCTGCTGTGATCGTTATTGCACTGATGTTCTACCAGCGCGGCGGGGCGAGACATCGCCCTCTGATATCGCTGATGGCTTATTTCACGGTGCTGGTATACGCCAGCGTCCCTTTCCGTTACCTGTTCGGCCTGTACCATGAATCGCACTGGTTCGTGGTGCTGGTGAACGTCCTGATATGCGCCGCCGTTCTATGGGCTCGGGGAAACGTTGCGCGCTTGGTTGACGCACTGAGGCACTAATGAACCAATCACAATTTCAAAAGGCGGCTGGGCTAAGCGCCGAGTTAGCTGCGCGCTGGTTTCAGCCAGTGAGCGATGCGATGAAAGAGTTCGGCATCACCAAGCCGGTAGACCAGGCGATGTTCATTGCTCAGGCTGGGCATGAGTCGCTAGGTTTCACCCGACTACAGGAAAACTTCAACTACAGCGTAGTGGGGTTGGCAAACTTCATTCGAGCAGGACGCATCACACAAGACCAGGCTAATGAGCTTGGCCGTCGACCTGAAGAACGAGCATTACCGATTGAGCGCCAGCGTGCCATTGCAAACCTGGTCTACAGCAAACGCTACGGTAACAATGCGCCTGGTGATGGATGGAAATACCGAGGGCGTGGACTCATCGGCATCACGTTCCTTGATAACTATCGTGACTGCGGAAATGCCCTGAAGGTAGATTTGGTTCAACAGCCTGAGCTGTTAGCTGAGCCCATTTATGCAGCCAGAAGCGCAGCGTGGTTCTTTGCTACTAAGGGATGCCTGAAGTATTCCGGCGACCTGATACAGGTGACGAAGATTATTAACGGCGGCACGAACGGACTTGAAGATCGTCGCGCACGCTTCGGGCAAGCGAAAACGGTGCTGGTATGAAAAAGTGGCTGCGCATCTTACTCCCGCGATGGGAGACAGATACGGTTGTTCTTCAGGCACAAGGTAATGAGCTTCATATCGTCTGCAGCTACGAAGATATCGATCCCGGCGAGATGTTTGACGGTATGTGTGAGCTCAAGACCTTCACCTGGCTGAACTGGTCTTTCCCGTCAGGGGAACCCATGAACGTTCGATCCTTTGAACCGAAGGTGGAAGCATGAGCACAGTGCAGTTAATCATCACGGTAGCAGTAGCCATTCTTGGCGCTATCGCCGCAGCTTTTGGCATTGGTCATTCACGCGGTGCCAGTAAAGCGGAAGCCAAAGCAGACCAGCAGCGCACTGAAGACAAGGCCGCTGCCACTGAAGCAGCAGCAGAACGCCGGGTACAAGCCACCAAAGAGGCCAGCAATGTACAACAAACTGTTAACCGTATGCCTGATGACGATGTTGATCGCGAGCTGCGCGGAAACTGGACCCGCAAAGGTTGAAGTCATCGACACCAGCTGTGACTGGGTAAAGCCAGTCTACCTGACTGATCACGACATCAACGTTATGGACCGCCAGACGAAGAAAGACATCCTGGCGCATAACAAAGCGTGGCAGGCGAATTGTCAGAAACAAAAAGAAGTGAGGTCAAAGTGATCGCAACCATCGGAACAATTCTGGTCTGGTTGATAATGGGCATTGCGGGTATTGGTGCTATTTTCTGTGCCTTCATTGGCTTGCTGTTTCTCATCAACTGGCCTAAATGAACTCTCCGCCATAAACCTCGTGACAACCCGCGCTGCCCCATCGAACAGGGTAACCAATAGCCTCGCAATAGCGGGGCTTTTTATTAGCAGAAGAAGGAGAAGAAGCGTGTTAACAGTAAAAGTGATGTCGCCGGGCGGCGGCGAAGAGATTCATTGCGGCCTGAGCGTTGGCTTTAATCCCAAACAGCAGAGCATCGCGGTATCTGGAATGGACAAAAATGTTTTCCTTAAACCCGGTGAGGTCGCCTACGTGATGAACCAGAACGGGAAGACGGTATCTCGTTACGAGCATATTTACCGTCAGGAAGTGCTGCATAACGCGGTGGAATCGTAGCCATTACAAAGCTCGCCTGCTGGTGGGCATGTCGTGCTGTAGAGCGTCTAGTTGCCGACTGTTAAGCATTACATCAGGCCCTGTGTAGATGCCTGCAATACAAAGCAAGAATAGCTCGTTCATTCTTCGTTTGTATATATGTTATAACTTCGGAAACATTTAGTAAGGAGCGCAGAATGAGTAAGTTTTTATGTTTCCTCGTATTATTCCTGGTGGGATGTCAGGGGCCAAAACAACAAACATTAACACCAAAGCAGAGACAGGAGTTCCCCATAATCAATCAATGGGCTGTAAAATTTAAAGAGGCAGTTGAAAGTAGATTTCCATATGCCAGTAGATATGTCGGAGATACATGCACTATCCGTGTTCATCAGCCGAAAGGAACAAATAAAATCAACAATATGCATGTAGTAGAAGGGAACCCGGAATTGTGTAAAGCGGCAGTTAAAGCTATACAGACCGCCAGTGATGATGGTTTATTACCCCTTACGCCGGACCTTATCGGTGAGGAGTTTCCGTTGGATTTCAAACCATAGACGCGTCTCAGAACCACTATAACTTTTGTATTGCCTTCACCATCGCATTACAGCAGGCATTCACTGAGTGCCTGCGATAATGACGAATTGTGGTGTACGTGTTAATCGTCAAATAAGAAGGAAAAGGCGAGCGCACCTTTACGATGGCTATCCGGTTAAAGATCGGCACACCCGAGCTAATACGTACATCACAGTCCCATCAAGTAGTGGGCTTGATAATGGCAATACTTACGGAGACTGTTATGGCGACGCTTAAAGACCTTTCCAGTCAGTTAAGACAGCTGCAGAAGCAGATACCGTTTGCGACTGCCCAGGCGATGACTAAAGTGGTTCGCCAGATAGAGGTAGCCCAAAAAACAGCATTTGAGCGGCATCTGGATAATCCAACACCTTTTACAGTTAAATCGGTAGGGTCAGTTGGTGCCAGGAAAAACAGCCTTCGTGCAAAGGTGTTTGTTCGTGATACTGCTGCTGGCTACCTAGAACCTTTCGAGTTCGGCGGAGAGCATAAGCTCAATGGTAGTGCTTTGCTTAACCCGAAAGACATAAAGCTTAATAAATACGGCAACCTGCCGCGTAATAAGCTCTCTCAGCTCAAAGCAAAGGAAAATGTATTCGTAGGTGAGGTGGATGGCGTTAACGCTGTCTGGCAGCGTAAGAAACCGATGAAAGCTAAGAAGCGACGGGCCAAGCGCTCCGCTAATGGGACGCGAAGACCGAAACGTAAACAGCGTTCTCCAAAGCTTTTGATCCGGTTTGGTGATGCGCTACCTGTGACTCCAGTGCTGGGGTATATGGATAGGGCCCGTACCATGGCGAACGCACTGCTACCGTCTGCTTTAAATCAGGCGATAGCAGAAGCCATCAGGACGGCAAAATAAAAGCAGTAACTTATAAGTTAATTTCGCAAGCTTTTATGAAGCTGTTTACTGCAGTTGTCGATCCAGAAACATTGGCTGACATGGAATGCTGGTTTCCGCCATCCTTTGTTTGCACACCAACTAACACTTTGGATTTCGCCCCCTGAAGCTGCTTAAGCACTGTTTTTAGTTGGTCCGCGTCATCCGATTGAATCTGGAGGCTCTGAACATTACGTCTTGAAAGGGTAGCATCGAGCTTCACTGCGGTATTCCCGTCGACCTTCATTATCAGGTCCATTGGTACCTCTGATAGTGATTCGGTGCTTTTATCCATTTCAACGTATGCCGCCGATAGCTTTTCTTTAGTGCAGTCAAACACAATGGCGCCATTGTCGGATGAAACCTCGCCAAGCATCATTGCTTTCTTACCACCAGAGAAAAGGTCATCTTCAGTATTAGTTACCCACTGGGCATGAGCAATTGGTGATGCCAGCACTGCGGCTACGAAAGTTATTTTGATTATATTGTTACCCATTACATTCTCCTTGTATTGAATAGGAATAATCATAGTCGGAGCGAATGGTCGAAGCCATTAAAAAAATGGGTCCTTCCTGAGACTTTTGTAAGGTACGGGCATTGCGCGCCGCGGTGTTTTCCTAGCTACAACTTTCAGATTTGTGTCCCATGTCCCACCTCTGGCGATCATTACGGACACCTCGCCAGCTCTGGCTATTCCAGTTTATTCCAGTGGGACATTCTGGTGGGACATGGCAAAAATGTCCCAGGCGAATGTCCCACCCCAGAAAATGTCCCAGGTGATGTCCCATGACAACGATGAACCAGAGTCAGTACGCACAACATTCAGGTGTGGATCGCAAAACAATTGGCCGGTGGATTAAAGCCGGGCGCTTCATTGTGATGGACGGAGACCTGATTGACGTAGAGGCCAGCGATGCGGCATTGAAGAAAAACCGCGATGGCAAAGACCCGCGCGCCTCGAACGCGAAGAAAAAGAAAACTCCCGTCGTTAGCGATAACGATGATGACGGTGATGAAATCAATAAAACTGTCCGCCAGATAATGCTCACTGAAGGGGAAGATCTTTCGAGAGAGGAAGCGGGACGTATCCGCGAGAATTACATGGCCCTGCAGGCAAAGCTGCAGTATGAAAAAGACAGCGGCCAGCTTATTGAGCTGACAGCAGCCGAGGAGGTTTTATTCAACACCTTTCGCCAACAGCGTGATGCCTGGCTTAACTGGCCGTCCAGGGTGGCGCCGCTAATGGCTGCTGATCTGGATGTACCGGCGGACAGGATGACAGAGGTGCTGATTGAACATGTCCACAAACACATCTCAGTCCTCGGAGAGCCAGAGTTTAACCCGGCAGAAGATTGAGCGTCTTGAATTAAGCGTCCGCAAAGGCTGGACACCCCCGCCGCGTATCAGTGTGCCGCAGTGGGCAGATGACTATCGTAAGCTGGCAAAAGAGGCTGGGAGCACTTCGGGAAACTGGGAAACATCGACGGTAGAAATTGCCCGCGGACCGATGCTTGCCGCGACGGAGTCCGGGGTTCATATCATCACTGTAATGTGCTGCACCCAGTTGATGAAGACAGCACTGCTGGAAAACCTTTTTGGCTATTTTGCCCACCTCGATCCTTGTCCGATACTGCTGCTGCAGCCGAAAGAAGAAGCCGCTGAACAGTTTTCGAAAGAGCGTATTAGCCCGCTGGTAAGGGTGACGCCGGTACTGCGTAAAATCATCGGTGATTCGAAACAGAAAAGCTCGAAAGAAACCATTCTTTACAAGGCATTCACTGGCGGATTTCTGGCGCTGGCGGGTGCTGGTAGCCCTGATAACCTTGCGCGTCGTCCGATTCGTGTCCTGCTGGCGGATGAAGTGGACAAGTACCCGATAACCCGCGAAGGCGATCCTATTACGCTGGCCGAAGAGCGTACAGCGACATTTGGCCTGACCTGGCTGTCTGTGCGCGCCTGTTCGCCGACGGTGGAGGATGAGAGCCGCATTGCTGACAGCTACGCCGACTCCGATCAGCGCCGGGCATCTGTAGTTTGCCCGCACTGTGGCCACCGCCAGTTCCCCGACTTTTTCAAACACGTTCAGTGGCCGAAAGAGGGGGATAAACACCTGACTAAATCGGCGATGCTCTATTGCGAATGCTGTGGTAGTGGCTGGTCCGAAGGACAGCGCCTCAGAGCTCTGCACACTATCCGATGGCATCAGACGCGCCCATTTGAGTGCTGCGGGGAGCGGCATTCACCGCTGATGGATTATGACCTTGCCTGGCGGGCGGCAGACGAGGGCAGCGTTGAAAAGGTCTGGCAATGGTCAGAGTCGGAACGGCATGCGGTCTATCGGGCAATCTGCCCCTCCTGTGGAAAGGAGGCAGTCGATAACCACCACGCGGGGTACCAGGCATCCAAGCTTTTCAGCCCCTGGCAAAAAGATAAGCCGTCGGATATTGCGAAAAAATATATCGATGCGAAGGGCGATCCGGATAAGGAACAGGCGTGGTGGAATACCCAGATGGGGCTTCCGCACCGGCCTAACCATGGGAAACAGCTCCCTGTTGATGTTCTGCTGGCGCGCCGGGAAATATTTCCGGCCGTCGTTCCGGACGGAGTGGCATTGTTAACAGCTGGAGTTGATACCCAGGACGATCGCTTCGAAATTACGATCACCGGCTGGGGGAGAGATGAAGAATCGTGGTCGGTCGCGCATGACGTTATTTATGGTGACCTT